CTAAGACGAGCAGGGTTCTCACCAGAGATGTCTCTGGCTATTCTCCTTGAACCTTTAACTTATCCTGCCACTATCTTGCCAACGCCTAACTGGCTTCCTAACTTGCCCGGCGAGATCCCATACGATGATGACGATGAGGATTAACAATGAAAAGAACTGTAATCGTTCCAGATCTACAGGTTCCATATCACGATGAAGTTGCTGTCCGCAATGTTGCAAGTTTTATTAAGGCATACCGCCCAGATAGCGTTATTACACTCGGAGATGAAATCGATCTCCCACAGATCAGCCGATGGACAGAAAACACACCAGGTTGGTACGAGCAGACACTAGCTGAGGATCGAGACCAAGCGGTCGAGGTTCTATGGTCGCTGGTTGAGCATTCCAAAGAAGCCCATATGATCCGTTCTAATCACACAGATCGTCTTTACAATGTAATCATGAAGAAGATCCCTGCATTCTTAGCATTGCCAGAGTTAAAGTTTGAGCGCTTTATGCGTTTAGATGAACTGGGAATTACCTACCATAAGAAGCCATATGCCTTTGCTAAGGGCTGGGTAGCAGTCCACGGTGACGAGCAGGGCATCAACCCTAATGCAGGCCTTACAGCCCTTGGAGCGGCCCGTAGGCACGGTTTAAGCGTGGTCTGCGGTCATACGCACAGAGCAGGCATATCGGCCTTTACAGAGGCTTCTGGGGGCAAAATAGGCCGTATCCTGCGTGGGGTAGAAGGCGGTCATCTTATGGATATCCGCAAGGCAGGATATACCAAGGGAACTATGAACTGGCAGCAGGCTTTTATCATTGTTGAGGATAGCCAAGTAACCCTAATTAACATCGAAAAGGACGGCACATTCGTGGTTGCTGGTCGGCGCTATGGACGATCTAGATAACGACATAAGGCGCACGATCGATGATGCGATGGACGATGGAGAATTGTTACCGTTTCGTTATCAACACACCGTCATATAGTCAGATATTTATGCAACACTTATGCCAAGAAGCTGCGAAGGGCGCAGTAGAAGGGCAGTAAATGAACGCAGATATAGCAATTACTCTATCCATAGCAGTAGGAATGTTGATCGGCTTTGGCTTTGGTTATGGCAAAGGCTTTGAACATGGCAAGATTAAGGGTCGGATCGCGGCTCGTAAAATCGCTCGTCAACTGGAGCAGGTCGGCCGATGAATGCTAGAGACTATCTCAACGAAGCAAGAGCAACAATGCAAGACCGTGGTCTTGAATACGGTCATCCAACGGATAACATGGCAAGAACGGCTGCCCTCTGGTCAACTTATCTTGAAATGCCAATTACTGATTATCAAGTCGCAATGTGTATGGCGCTCGTCAAAATAGCCAGAAGCATGGAAACTGCAAAGACCGACACTTATGTCGATATGGCCGCCTATGTTGCGATTTCTGCGCAACTCCACACCGAGGAGAACGAGTTATATGTTTAATCTAGAAGATTATGAAACGGTCGAGGAACGCCTCATCAAGTATTGGAAGGAACATCCAGATGGTCGAATTGAAACTACTTTGGTTGAGTCAACGCTTCAGCGATTTATTGTTAAAGCTTCTGTTTATAGAACTGAAGTTGACCCACACCCTTGGACAACGGGCTATGCAGAGGAAACGGTCAGCACGCGTGGAGTCAATTCTACTTCTGCTCTTGAGAACTGTGAAACAAGTGCGATTGGTAGGGCGCTCAGTAACGCTGGCTACGCTACGAAGGGCAAACGCCCTAGCCGCGAGGAGATGTCTAAAGTCAAAGCGGCTGAACCAAAGCCTTTTGCAGAAAAGTTAGCCGACAAGATAACCATGCCGGTCGAAGATGACCCGTGGACAACCAAGGCAGTAGAACCTGCACCAACCGCTGAGGCCGCTATTGATCTTGTTAAAGAAGTATTGGGCGGCGTTAAGATCGATAAAGACATCCCATTATGCCGTAACTGCCATGATCACAAGCCAATGAGTTGGAAAACTGGCGTGAGCGCAAAGACTAACAAGCCTTGGGCTAACTTTAGTTGCTTTGCGTGCAAGGATGTACTTTGGTACAACCTTGCGCCAGATGGCACTTGGAAGGTGCGTGAAGGTCAATGAAATTATGGAAATGCGCTGAATGTAATAGCAAAGCTTTGACGATTACTGCTTATTCGGATCGCATAGTAATGATGTGCGAAAAGTGCGGAGATGGAAGGTATGTGAAGCGATGAGCGGTCTACAGTTTATGAACCAAGATGGTGAATGGGAGAACTTCCCAAGCGATAGCGAATTAGCGGAGAAGGCCAAGCACCAAGAGCTGCTAAATAGTTTGCAAGTTAGAATTATCTGCCACCTATGCAATGAACCAGTACCGCGTGAAGAGTTAGCGTTCTGGATTGCTGCAGAGTTTTAACTTGGTCATGTAAGAAATGCCACGCGGTCAATGAGTCAAAGCCGTAAGCATCGGGGCTTCCGCACCGAGCGCGTGGTAGCAGAGTATCTGCGGCGCTGGTGGGAAGGCGCTTCAGTAGGTCGAGGTTCAGGGCGCGACATTCTTAATGTCCCGTTCGACTGCGAGGTAAAAGCGCGCACTGGCCTTGATGTAAAGGGAACGCTCCGCCAGATCGAAAGTCGCACCAAAGAAAGTGGCCTAGTGGGGTTCGCTACTTTTAGACTTAACGGGCAAGGCGAGAACGCTGAGGAATATGTAGCAATGTTACGCCTTGGCGATCTGGTGGAGCTTCTTTTGCAAGCTGGATACAAAGACAAAACAACCGTTGAACAAGCCTTAGAGCCAGAGCGTTGCACGATATGTGGTTCTTGGAAGTTCATTAACTGCGCGTGTAAGACTTGCGCTCTATGTAAGGACAAACCTAATGGGTAAATTAAGCGATGAGCATTACACGCCTAAATGGCTATTTGATTCACTTGGCGTGCAGTTTGATTTAGATGTAAGCGCACCAGATGGTGGCGTGCCATGGATACCGGTCAAACGCTACTTCACAGAGGCAGACAATGGCCTTGAACAGCCTTGGTCTGGCAATGTATGGATGAATCCACCTTATTCAAAGGTAACACCATGGGTGGATAAGTTCTTGGAGAACGGTGAAGGAATCTGCTTGCTAGTTGTTTCGCGTTCTAAATGGTTTGCGCGCCTATGGGCAGCAGCCGATGGAATCATACCAAGCCCTCCCGACATGAAGTTTGAACGCCCAGATGGCATAAAGCCAGCAGGAATCAGTTATCAAACATTCTTGTTTGCTCTGGGTGAAGGCAATGCTCAAGCTTTGCGTAACTTGAATGGGCGCGTGCGGTAATGCCGATCTATGAGTTCGAGTGCACCAATGATCTTTGCGAGGCAAATCTGCGATATGAGAAAGAACTAAGCATTAACGAGCCGCATGATGTTGAATGTGGGTTCTGCCATGAACCTATGCGCAAAATATACAGCTCGTTTGGTATTCAATTTAAGGGGAGTGGTTTCTATTCTACCGACAAGTAACTTACGCCACGCCGTTCTGAGCAGGACTTATTCAAATGTATTAGAAGGCTTTGGTACTCTATCGGCTAGAAGCCATCAGGGCTTCAACGCGCGCCCGAAAGGCGCAGCGCGCGTGATAGCCGCCGTTATTGGGATACTTCTATCTATAGCATTTATGCCTAGTAGTGAGGCTTCAATAGATGCCTCTAAAAGCCTAAGAGTATTAGCCAATAAGCAGTTAACTGATAAGCAATATAGATGCCATAACGAGATCGTATATAGAGAGTCTCGATGGCAGATAGATGCAGTTAATGGCAGTCATCATGGCTATTACCAAATGCGTACTGAGTCTATGAAAGATAAGCCTTATGACTATCAGTTCTATATCTATTGGTATTATGTATCTAAGAGATATGGCTTTGATAAGTCTAATCCAGAGTTGCCGGACTATTGTTCTGCGCTTCATCATTTAAGAACAAGAGGCTGGCAGTAATGGCAAAGCGTGGAGATCCAAGATTAACGCGAGACTATAAAGCCTTTCGCTTAAAGGTATTGGCAAGAGATCAGTGGTCATGCTTCTATTGTTCAGCACCAGCTGCGACAGTTGATCACATCATTCCAATTAGCAAAGCACCTGATCTAGTAGTGAACTTCGAGAACGCGGTTGCTTGTTGCCAGTCATGTAACAGCAGCAAAGGCAGCCGTAATCAAGCCAATTTTCTAGGTAGGGTGCCTAC